ACATCAACCGTTATCGTCACATCAAATGGCTACTGACCATTGCCAATGATGGTGCAAACAGTATTTTCAGAGCATTGAGAGATAACACAAATGGCGCTCAGGAACTGTTTCTATCCGAGCTTATTCGCATTATGGAAAAGTATCCGTGGTGTGATGGTATTGATATTGACCTAGAAAAAGGCGATGACTATTCCACTCATGCTGAGTCAACCGCCATGTTTCAAAACATTTACAACACCATCAAAGCCTATGATTCAAGCAAACTGATGAACATTTGCCTTCCAGGTATGACCAGTGTCAATGGTTCAGTAGGTGGTGAGAATTGGTGCGTTTACGGTGACTTAGACCACTATTGCGATACCGCATCAATTATGAGTTATGGTATGGCTTGGTCAGGTTCTGCACCGGGACCTGTATCTCCAAGGAGCTGGCTTGAAGGGATTTATGATTATGCCGTTACAGTGATGAATCCCGATAAGATCTTCTTTGGGATGCCTGCTTACGGCTGGAACTGGCAAATCTATGACACACCAGAAAACCTAGGCAAAGCCTACCGAGGAACGTCCCATACCTACTATGCGGCAAAATACTGGATGACAGGAGTCTATAATTTCACAGACGATGCGCCTCCTCAACCGTTTATTCCCATCGTGGCTTATTGGGATGATGATAATAAAGTGCCTTGGGCCTTACCTCATGTCTACGACTATATGGAAGGAAAAGATGCCACTCGCTATAGCTATCCACTCTTATCTGCAAGTTACAATGGCAGGCAGTATCTGACGGCCTATGGCAAACAACAAAAGACATCGTTTGGTACTGTTTATGTGGATCGTGACGCCATGCCAGATAGCTATTCCGGTGTTGTTTCTGTTTCTAATAGCGTCACAACACTGGGGGATGAAGGTGCAGCAACGTATCATTTTACGCTTGCTCAAGCAGGTACTTATGATGTGGCAGTAAAGCTAGGCTTTCCCTTTTGGGATAAGAATAGTATTCATATCTCCCTTGATGGAAATGAAGTAGATTTTTCTGAAAACCGACTGTGGTGGCCTTATTGGAGAACGACTTTCTGGGCGGTGCTTAAAAAAGGAGTGAGCCTTTCTGCAGGAACACACACCATCACCATTTCGCTTGGGGCAAAGGGTGTACAGTTTTATGGATTTAGAGTCTGTTCTTCATTTTCTGAGGAGCCATCAGTTGGTGAAGCAGAATATACCCTTGCTCCTAGACATTTCAAGGATGTAAATGGTGATATGGTAGGACCTGCAACTGGTTTTAAGTTGACGCTTGAGATGCTTAGAAGAAAAGCAGATTCTGCCCTTGTGTGGTATGAGGATTTTAGAGATGATAACCCTCTCCCCCAAAGCTACTGGACAACATTATCAGGCGAATGGAGTGTTTGGCAAGATACAAGCAGTTCGATGAATAGACCCTATTCCCAACTAGAGGGTAAGGGTCAGTTAGCATGGAACTACAACAATTTTTCAGACATCCATTTAAGGGCGCAGATTATTTTTCCTGAGACCTTTAGTGGCAAGGCAGGTGTTTTTATTGGAACGATTTATTGTTGCTTTAATTATGATAGCCAGCGTATTGAACTGTATGAAGGTTCTACTTTAAAAGGTAGTTATGCCACCAGCTTTTCAAAAACATCGGCCACAAACATTCGAACAAATCCGAACTTCTACACCCTAGAAATACGAAAGCGTGGCAATCAAGTGCGGGTCTATTCCTCTGCATCCAATACACTGCGCTTTACAGCCACTTGCTCGGATGTCACAGGCTATGCAGGTATTCGTTCGGATAATAAAGTCCATTGCCAGTTGCTTCGCTTAGGCGATGCCTGGACCTATGAGCCTTATGAACGCTTTGACGTGCTTATGCCAGATGGAACATTTAAAACTTATGGTCGGCTATCAAGAAGTAACTGTTCTTGGGATGATGAGTTTCAAGTGTTTACTTTAACGGCAGACCTTGAAGAATCAGCCACAAGAAGCGAAAGCATCTCCCTAGATTATGATTTTTTTCATTCAGATATGATGCCATCCATCCAGTGCGGAAAGGACTACAGTGTCACCATCATTCCAAGGGATATTAACATCTGGATATCTCGTATTTTCTTAGGTGATGGTGACGGATTTTCCATTCTTTATTATCAGGATGTGGATAGCCTTGTGTACTGGGCAAATGAAGCAGCTTATCGGTGGAAACTTCGAGGCATGTGTATGTGGTCACTAGGGCAGGAGGATTTAAGACTCTGGGAGTGGCTACCAAAACAAATAGAGTAATCAAAGGAACATCTGCAAAAGTAGGTGTTCTTTTTATTTCAACAAAAGGAGGAATTTTAAATGAAAGAAATATGGAACTGGATCCAAGTTGTGATAACAGCAATTGGTGGATTCTTCGGATGGTTTTTAGGAGGAGCAGACGGATTTTTATATGCGCTACTAGTCTTTGTAGTCATCGACTATCTAACAGGTGTCTTATGTGCAATCGCTGATAAGACCCTATCAAGTGAAGTGGGATTTATCGGAATCAGCCGTAAAGTGCTGATTTTTGTTTTAGTGGGTGTAGCCAATATTTTAGACGTCTATGTGATTGGTGATGGGAGCGTACTAAGAACAGCGATTGTTTTCTTCTATCTATCAAATGAGGGGATCTCGCTGTTAGAAAATTCAGCTCACCTTGGACTACCTATCCCAGAAAAACTAAAAGATGTATTAGAACAGCTTCATAACAAGAGCGACGAGGAGGAATAATCATGAAAACTAAAGGAATCGATATCAGCACGTGGCAAAAACCAAGTCAGATAAACTATGACCAACTTGCAAAAGAGGTTGATTTTGTCATTCTACGTGCAGGATACACCGGTCACGGTACAGGCGTAAGTTTGCACAAGGATGATGCCTTTGAACAACACTACAAAGCCTTTCACGAGAGAGGTATTCCTATCGGTGTTTACTGGTACAGCTGTGCGAATACTAATGCCAAAGGCGTAGCAGAAGCGAAGAAATGCCTTGAAATTATCAAAGGCAAGACCATCTCTTATCCCGTTTTTATTGATACAGAGGATAATTATCACCAGCGACCAAGTGGCAAGAAAGCCATTACCGATGCTTTAGTAGGCTTTTGTGAAACCGTAGAAAATGCAGGCTATTATGCCGGTATCTATGCGTCTAGTTCTTGGTTTCAAGATTTGACAGAACTGGATCGTCTAGCACCTTATGATTTCTGGGTCGCTCAGTGGTCTAATAAAGAACCGACACTTCGTCACGGTATCTGGCAGTACACAAGCAAAGGTAAACTAAGTGGTTACTCAGGTAATTTGGATATGAACTATGCCTATAAAGATTACAAAGCGATCATCCAAAGTGCAGGGCTAAATCATCTTGCCAAAGAAGAAAGCACACCTGCTCCTACAGAAAAGAAATCGGTTGAGACGCTGACCAAGGAAGTCATTCAAGGGTTGTGGGGTAATGGTGAAGAACGAAAGAAACGCTTAACGGATGCAGGCTATGATTATGTGGCAGTGCAATCAAAGGTCAATGAAATGCTATCTAGTAAAAAGTCTATTGATGCCATCGCAAAGGAAGTCATTCGTGGCGATTGGGGTAACGGACAAGAAAGAAAAAACAAACTTACAAATGCCGGTTATGACTACATTTCGGTACAAAAAAGGGTCAATGAACTCTTGAAATAAGAACTAGTAAGATTGCCTATCAAGGAGTATTTCTCTTTGGTAGGCATTCTTTTTTTCTAAACCGTCAGATTCTATTACCTCCCGTGGCTACTAGGTAGAGGGCAACAAATAAATCGCCCTTTGAAAAGAGGTGATGGATATGAAACACAATCTCAAAATTAGTGTTTCTAAGAAACCACAGACAGGCGGACTTGTTACCTACCGTAATGTGTCCGTAAGGGAACGAATTCTTCGCTTTCTTTTAGGGAGTAAACAGCGTGTAACGATTGTGATTCCTGGAGATAGCATCGAGGAACTATCTATCTGTGAAATGACGAAAGGAGGAACTGACCTTGAGCAAAATAAAATTACTGCTTTAAGTGGTCAATGATATGCGAAGTCTTGCTGACAGCATACAGGCAGTTTGCGATGCGATGACAGAAGGAGATCCTGCTCCAGGTGCAAAAGCTGCCACTGAACAAGAACCAGTAAAAGAGCCGGATATCCCACTGGAAAAAGTGCGTATGGTACTTGCTGAAAAGAGCCAGATTGGGTTTACTGCCGAAGTGCGAGGACTCATTCAGAAGTATGGTGCAGACAAGTTAAGTGCTGTTGATAAGGCGTATTATTCTGACATCTTGAAAGATGCGGAGGGTCTTGGAAATGGGTAATCATGCAATATTATCTGCATCCTCATCCCACAGGTGGCTTAACTGCCTACCCTCTGCAAGACTTGAACTGGAGTTTGAAGACCAAAGTGGTGAGGCAGCAAAAGAAGGCACAGCGGCTCATGACCTGTGTGAACACAAACTAAAAAAGGCACTTCATATGAGAAGTCAGCGACCTATCTCTGAGTATAACTCTGATGAGATGGAGGAATGTACAGATGCTTACGTGGACTTTGTTATGGAGCAGGTAGAACTTGCAAGAAAGTCTTGCACAGATCCTATCGTTCTTATTGAACAACGTCTTGACTTCTCTTGTTATGTTCCAGATGGTTTTGGGACAGGAGACTGTGTAATCATTTCAGATGACAGACTTCACATCGTAGACTTTAAATATGGACTGGGTGTGCTAGTTGATGCAGTGGACAATCCACAGATGAAACTGTATGCCCTAGGAGCACTTGGAATCTATGATCACCTGTACGACATTAAAGAAGTGTCCATGAC